GCGTTTTTCCCCCTCGCCACTGGGAAATTTCTTTGATAGTGAACGCGCAATGCGGGTGTGGCGGAATTGGTAGACGCACCAGATTTAGGTTCTGGCGACTTTGTCGTGGGGGTTCGAGTCCCTTCACCCGCACCACTTCAACTTATTGATAACTAACAATACCCTTGCAAATAAGGCTGGAAGTCCGTTCAACGGTTACAGTTTTGGTTACAAACGGGTTTACCATGGCTGGCAAGATCAGGCATCTCATCAACCGGTCCGGGCGGTATCACGCACGCCTCGTCGTCCCAAAAGACCTCCGCGGTATCGTCGGTAAGACCGAGCTTCGCAGCCCGCTAGGGGCGGACTACAGGCAGGCCCTCAAGCTCCTGCCCGGAGCTGTGGCGCAGCTGCAGCACCAGATCGCGCTAGCGGAGCGCGAAGCGTCGCAAGGGCGGCAGAAGCCAGCCCAAGCTCGGTATCCGCTGGCACCAGACCAAATCGCTCTCAGCCACTACCATCAGCGTTTGGCGTTCGACGACCTTCTGCGAAATGATTCACGATACGCTAACACCGGCATTGATGATCTTTACGTTTATCAACTGCGCCAAGCAGTAGCAGGCCGCTGTAGTGATGATGAGCTGCAGTCGGTCATCGGTGATCAGCTCGAAAGATTCAGGGCAGCTGGGAATATCGATGCGGTGCATGGCAGCGATGAATGGCGGGTGATCGCTCGGGCCTTGTGCAGCGCAGAGCTAGAAGCGCTGGCGCGCGTCGCTGAGCGTGATGAAGGTGATTACACCGGCACGCCTGCGGCACCGATAATTAAGGACGCCGCGCAGGCTGAAAAAGCGCCTGCACCAGTCAGCTTGACCGGCCTTTGGGCCGATTATTTGAACAGTCGCATGCAGGCAGGTTTCATGCGCGACAAGGGACAGCGCCAGCGCCCGGTGATCGAAAACCTGCGCAAGTTTCTCAAGCACAACGACGCTGGTCGCGTCACTAAGAAAGACGTGCTGGCTTGGCGAGATCACCTTATGAAAACGCTATCGCCAAAGACGGTGAACGATATATACCTCTCAGCATTGAAATCCGTGATGGCTTGGGCTGTAGAAAATGATCGGTTGCCCGAGAACGTGGCCGCGGCAGTGCGACAGCCAAAACCGCGCAAAGTGTATGGCCGTGAACGAGGATACACCGATGACGAAGCCAAGAAGGTATTGAAGGCGTCACGCACTTATCAATCAACTCCGAACGAGTTCGGGCGGGTGCGCGAATCTACGCAGATGGCAAACGTGAAGCGATGGGTGCCGATCATCTGTGCGTTTACCGGTGCGCGGGTTTCAGAGATCATTCAGTTGCGAAAAGAGGACGTGACCAAGGTGGGTGAACATTGGGTCGCTCGGATCACGCCGGATGCTGGCACTGTCAAATCGGGTGGCTACCGAGATGTGCCGTTACATCCACAGATAGTTTCCGAGGGTTTCGTCAAATTCGTCGAAGATGCTGACGAAGGCCCACTGTTCCACAATGCTACCAAACCAGAGAAATTCAGAAGTGCGGCTGTGATCGTCTCGAATAAACTGTCAGACTGGTTGCGCAAGGACGGGCTGGTGCCCGAGAGCATTCAGCCAAACCACGCTTGGCGGCACAGATTTAAAACGCAATGCCGCGAACTGGGTATCTCTGATCGTGTTGCCGACGGCATTCAGGGACACGCGGGAAGAACCGCATCGGATCATTATGGTGACGTAACCATAAAGACTAAAGCCGATGCAATTTCAAAACTTCCCCACTTTAAACTGGAAAAATAGACTCGGTTCGGTGGCGGTTCGATTTAAGTTGAGAAATTTGGAAAAATGTCGATCAAAATTTGATATAGCTAATTGGTTCAATCAAACTTGATCGACATTAGAACTGCCACAAACATCACAAATAATTCCATTTGTTCCTCTTGTATCCATCGAAAAGCCCTCGTTTACGCTTTCAGTCCTCCGCTGGAGGTTGCCACCTTTTGCATAAACTGGGTTTTCGAGTTCTGAAAATGTTCCTGTTCCCTTCGATTCGCAGTCACCACATTGGATGTTTGTCGAATAAGTCTCGCGCTTGGCCATACAGGTTTCCCTCCTTCAAATATTTTCTAGTTTAATTTAATGCTTTTTACCAAAAATTAAATAGCACAAAATTATGTAATAATATTACATTTATTGGATTCACAGCGATTCAGTGGTGTGGTATATAGATACCACCCTGTATGGAATGCTGAATGCCACTCATCGACCGTTTCTTTCGCAAGCGCGAAACCAAAGCCCTGAGCTTGACTGAGCCAGACGCCTTTGGGCTGTTTGGTGCAACTCCAACGGCTACTGGCATTTATGTCTCCGGCAACTCAGCCTTGCGCGTTCCAGCCGTTGCCTGTGCCGTGGCGCTGATCTCTGAGACCATTGGAGCTATGCCTGCTAAGGTCCATCTGACCGACACGAAAGAAGCGGCAAAGGGGCAGGGCGCTTACCGTCTCGTGCATGACGAGGCGAACGAGTGGACCTCTGCAGGGCAGCTGCGTGAACACCTGACCATCGACGCGCTGCTGACCGGGAATGGCTACGCCCAAGTTGTCAGGCTGACAGATGGCGCACCCTTTGAGCTGCATCGGATTGATCCTGCCAGTGTGCGGATAGATCACGAGCCAGACGGCGAACCGTTCTACATCGTTCAGACTGATCAGGGACCGCGCCGTTACAGCTACCGCGATATTCTGCATATCCAGCCTTTTGGTGGCGTCTCACCGATCACCCTTGGCCGTGAGGCTATCGCCCTCAGTCTTGCTTTCGAACAGCACATCGCCAGCCTGTTTGCCAATGGCGCGCGCCCCTCTGGCATCATCAAAAGCGAAAAGGTGCTGGACGTAGAGGCCAAGAAAAAGATCGCGGCTTCTTGGTTCAACACTCATGCGGGGCGCAACGCCGGCGGCACCGCGATCTTGGACGAGGGCATGAGCTACGATCAGCTTTCTATGACCCTTGCCGACGCGCAGTTCGCAGAGAACCGGCTTGAACAGATACGCGAGATCGCCCGCGTCTTTCGTGTGCCCCCAACAATGCTGTTCGAGCTGACGCGCGGCACATGGTCCAACACCGAAGAGATGGCGCGCCAGTTTTATGCGATCACGCTTAAGCCGTGGCTGGTCAGTTGGGCATGGGCATACGCCCGTGTCCTGTTCACGCCAGAAGATCGGGCAGCATTCTACATCGAATTTGTCACTGACGATCTGTTGACCACCAATGCCACGGCCCGCGCGGGTGCCTATGGCCAGTATCGCAGCATGGGCGCGATGACGGCGAATGAGGTGCGCAGCGGTTTGAACCTTGCACCGCTGGCCGAAGGCAACAGCCTTACCAACCCCTACACCACGTCCGGCGCATCTGCCCCGGCCCCAGAGGCTGACGCAGCATGATCACGCACCGCGCATTCTTTGGCATCGCCGAACACGACTTCACACTGACCGACGACATGATCACCGAATTAGAGCGCCTGACCGAAACCGGCATCGGCGCTTTCTATCAACGCGCCGTGTCGATGCTGTTCAAATCTGACGATCTGGCCCACGTCATCCGGCTTGGTCTGATCGGCGCGGGCATGCACCCGCAACAGGCCATGAAGCTTGTCGATACCTATGCGCGCAATCGCCCGATGGCTGAAACATTCCCCCTGGCACTCGATATTCTTGACGCCCGCTGGAACGGCACAGCCGCCCCGGCAAACGGAGACACCGCAGCATGACCACCCGTTTAGAGTTTAAGGCTGATCTGACCGTCACGCCCGAAGGGCTGATCGAAGGTATCGCTTGGCCGTTCGGAAGCGCTGACCGTGTTGGTGACGTAATCGAAAAGGGCGCGATTGCCGCGCCGGTCACTTTGCCGATGCTTTTTGCCCACGATCAGGGGCAGGTCATCGGCGTTTGGGATCAGATCGAAGAAAACGAAGCGGGTCTGATCGTGAAGGGCCGTCTGCTGATCGACGATGTAGCGCGTGCGCGGGAAGTGCATGCGATGATCAGCGCGAAGGCTGTATCAGGACTATCCATTGGCTTTGTCACCACCAAGTCAACACCCCGCGCCAAGGGCCGCACGATCACCGCGCTGTCCCTGCATGAAATCTCTGTTGTCGCTGTGCCGTGCCATCCGGGCGCACAGATCACTTCCCTGAAATCGGACGGCACCGCAAAGCCTACTAAGGAACAAAACATGAATACCGAAACTATCGAAGATCCGATCAATCCATCTGCACCGGCCAACGCGCCCCAGTTGGACACCAAAGCTTTCGACGAAATCAAATCCCGGCTGGATAAGATCGAAGCGAAAGCAAACCGCCCGCAAGGCGTTCACATCACTGGCCCGGTCACAGACCCCGAAACCAAGGCGTTTGGTAACTTCCTGCGCCGTGGTGTCGAACGGATCGCTCCAGAGGAAGTCAAAGCCCTGACCGTCGCAAATGACGCCAGCGCGGGCTATCTGGCACCGCAAGAGTTTGGCAGTGAACTGATCAAGCTGCTGACAGAGTTCAGCCCGATCCGGTCCTATGCCAAGGTCATTTCGATCAGCGCACCGTCAATCGTTTATCCGCGCCGCGTCACCGGCACTTCTGCAACGTGGGTTGCCGAGATCGCCAGCCGCACCGCATCCGGCATGACGTTTGAACAGGTGACAATGACACCGCACGAGTTGGCGACATTCACGGACGTGTCGAACGCGCTGCTTGAAGACAACGCCTATAATCTTGAAGGTGAGCTGCTGTCTGACTTCGCCGAGTCTTTCGCGAGGACAGAAGGGCTGGCATTCGTCAAAGGCACCGGCGCTGGGCAGCCGTTCGGCATCATGGCCGCGTCTGGCATTGCCGAGCTGAAAACCGGCGTCGCGGCAAACTTCCCCGCGTCAAACCCTGCTGACGTGCTGATCGCGATGTATCACAAGATTGCCACGACTTACGCGCAGTCCGGTGTCTGGATGATGAACCGCAACACGCTGGCCATCGTCCGGCAGTGGAAGGATGGCAATGGCCGCTATCTCGTGCTTGATCCGATCACCGCTGGCGCACCTTCGACGCTGCTTGGCCGTCCGGTGGTTGAAATGCCGGATATGGACGATATCGGCGCGGGCACTTACCCGATCCTGTTTGGCGACATGCAGGGCTACCGGATTATTGATCGCGTGGGCCTGACCACGTTGCGTGACCCCTACAGCCTTGCTGTGAATGGTCAGGTGCGTTTCCATGCCCGCAAGCGTGTCGGCGCAGACGTGACGCACCCTGATCGCTTCATCAAATTGAAGTGCGCGGCATAAGATGATGCAGCGGCACGCCTCTGACATCGCTCTGGCCTACGGTGGCAACACCGTTTGGCTCAAACCGTCGCTGCGTGCCGCGACGCACCTTGAGGCATTGCACGGCGGGTTTCCCGCCCTGCTTTCGAAGCTGCATGAATTTGACACCGCGACGATCCGCGAGATTATTCGGTATGCAGCACCTGACCGTGCGGCGGCTCAGACAGTGCTTAACGCCCTGTCTGGCGCTTCCTTGCGCACGGTCCAGCAGGTCACGCTTGCACCAGCCTTCGCACTTCTCACAGCGCTGATGACCCCGGCATCTGAAAAGATCACGGGCGAGGCCGCGAAGGCACCTGCAGCTAAGGCAGTCGCATGGGCTGACCTGTATGCAGACCTCTACAAACTGGCGACCGGCTGGCTTGGCTGGACGCCAGACACCGCTTGGAACGCGACCTTGCCGGAAATCCTGAACGCCTTTGACGGTCACGTTAATCAGCTCAAAGCCGTTCATGGCGGTGGAGATGACCAAGATACCAGCGCACCTACCATGAACAGCGATCAGCGACAGGCGAACATCGACGCTGGCCTTGATCCTGACTTTGATCGAGAAGGGCTGCGCGCCTTGAAAGCGAAGATGACATGAGCCGCCCGCCGCACCTCTGCACCTGTGGTGCCATTGTAGCGCACGGTGTGCGCTGTGCCTGCAGGGTTGCGGCCACCCGTGCGCGGAACAAGCGCCATGATGCAAACAGGCCCAGCGCGCGCCAGCGTGGCTATACGCGCCAGTGGGAAGCTGCCCGGAAGGAATGGCTGCAGTTCAACCCTCTCTGCTCACATCCCGGCTGCAATGCCTTGGCAACTGTGGTGGACCACATCACGCCGCACAAAGGCGACATGATGTTGTTCTGGGATAAACGCAACTGGCAGAGCCTCTGCGCCCCTTGCCACAACCGCCACAAGCAACGGCTGGAGCGCACACTGTGAACTCGGATCAAGCCCTCTGGTGTGAAGTGCTATCCTTGGCGATCAGCGACGCGCTCACCGGCACTTCGTCTGCCAGCAAGAGCCGCGCCACGCGCATTCATGAGATTGAGCGCAATCGCAAATATCTCACGGTCCAGAACACTGACTTTGACATGGTGTGCTCACTCGCCGGTGTAGATCCGGTCGCAACCCGTGAGCGCTTGATCAAGCGAATAGCAGAGGCACCGACGCCGCAAGAGATTGTCGCTGGCACTCGTCCAACGAAAAGGCTCAGCCTTCGTTCTGTCGGACGGCCAAGCACGATGAGGGGGGCAGGTGAGAACTTTGGCCGCTCTAAGGGGACCGGCGGGGGGACAGTCGCACAAGAGACACCGAATATAACTTTTCAGGATAAGATC